GATATGTTGTATTTAAGTCCACTTGGTAAAGGGTTAAGGGCTTTGCAGGGATTAGCGCCAGGTTATGAAGCGGCAGTAGGTGGGTCAACAGGTATTTTGTCTAATGAATTAGAAAAGTTAGGCATGAAAGAAAGCTCTAGTAATAGGCTTAACAGAGATTTATTAGCATTGGGTTTAGAAGCTCCTGTAGATATGTTTGTTGCTCCTTATGCTGGCGCAATACAAAAGGCTAGTGAATATGCTAATCTTGTAGGAAAAAAAGCTAGACCATACCTTCTGGGCGAAACATTAGAAACAAACCCAGATACAAACATGGTTGGCAAGGCTGGTAAGCCAGCAGCAGTTAAAATTGATGGAGAGCGATATTCTTCCAGAGAAATAGCAACAATTAAAAATGCTGAAGAAAAATATTTAAAAGATCAAGGTATAGATGTTCCAGATTACCTTCGTTACCCAGATCAAGATAAAAAAAGAGCGCAACTTATAGCGGCTGCATATGAAAAAATGCAGAACAACCCCAATGATCCTAAAGTAAAGCAAGCATATGAAGCATTAATTGAAGAGACAATGGCTCAATACAATGCTCTTAAAGATACAGGCATTAATTTTACTTTTCTAAAGCCAGGTATGGATGATCCTTATGCTGCCTCCCCAGCTTTGGGATACAAAGATATTGTAGAAAATAAAAACCTAACAGTATTTCCTACAGATTTTGGTTACGGTAGTAATCCTAGTTTTGATGCCTCTGCAAACCCAATGCTTACAAAGGTTGGCACTATAGGTGATAAAGACGATGCTGTAGCCAATGACGCATTCAGAGTTGTTCACGATGTGTTTGGACATTTAGGGCCAGGTAATCCACAATTTAGAAGTGCAGGAGAAGAAAGAGCTTTTCTACAGCATAGTAGGATGTATACACCAGAAGCTAGATCAGCAATGGCTACGGAAACAAGAGGCCAGAATAGTTTAGTTAATTTTGGGCCGTTTGCAAATCAAAATAGAGCAGCATCAGGAGCAGATACAGTTTACGCAGATCAAAAAGTAGGTTTATTACCTGATTGGGCAGTAGATCCAGAAGGTATGCCAGATGGACTTGAGCTTAAAGAGCTAGAAGAAATAATTAAGACTTGGGGTGATTAGTGGCTAAAAGAGGTTTAGATACAGTAGGAAAAATTGCTAGAGGATTGCTAGACCTTTTTCACTATTCTGATGAACCATTAGAAGTAATAGACCCTGCGAAACAATTAACTAATCCTAACATCAGGGGTCAAGAAAGAGAATTAACATATGGTTCGTATCTTACGCCTTACGGACAAGAGCCAAAAGTAGTATTACAGGAATATCCAAATCAATCTTATTTTGGTAATGAAACTTATAACCCAGAAACAGGATTAGGTGATTTTGTTCATCACACACAACAACCATCAGATGTTTTTTATGATTTAAGCGAAGATATAGATAAATTTTTTCCTATTGCTTTGGAGGAAATAAAAGACTTATCAAGTAAGTATGGCAAGGAGCTAGATCCACAAACAATTATGAACTTAGCCAGGTCAAGAGCAATGAAATATGCAAAAGAATTTGGTTTCTTAGGTTTAAGTAATAGAAAATTTCGCCCAAACGTGTATACTAGCTTTGAAAAAATTATACCAAAAGATGTAAGCAAAGCAGATGGATCAGTTGGCGGTTTAATAGAATATTTGAAAAAGGCAGGAGAATGAAGGTATACGAAATAGAAACCGATGATATTGGCTTAGGTTTTATGGATGCGCATGAAAAACTTGATATTGAGGTAATAAAAGAATACGAAACTGATACGATGCAAAAATTTTATCGTGTTAAGGTAAAGGATAAAACCGATGGCATTGACGAATTACAGTGAACTTAAAACAAGTATAGCTGATTTTCTTAATCGCGATGATTTAACTGCAACTATTCCTGACTTTATTTCATTATCAGAAGCACAAATGAATAGAGAAGTTCGTCATTATAGAATGGAAAAACGTGCGACTGCACAGTTAAATACGCAATATACAGCTTTACCTACAGATTTTCTACAGCCTATTAGATTTGTTATTACGGGTTCAAATGTATCAACTTTAGAGCAAGCAAGTGCATTAGAAATATCTAAGCTCCGTGAAGCAAACAATGACACGACAGGCAAGCCAACAACGTATTCTATATTAGATAGTTCAATAGAAGTTTTTCCAAAACCAGATGCAACTTATACTCTTGAGTTGTTATATTATGAAAAAATAGATGCATTAAATAATGGTAATCAAACTAATTGGTTGCTTACTAACTACCCAGACGCTTATTTATATGGTGCTTTACTGCATTCTGCGCCATATTTGCAGGAAGATAGTAGAATACAAACATGGGCAGCGTTGTATCAAAAAGCAATAAGTGATATTAATAGTGAAAGTGAACGATCAAAAACATCAGCTTCAGGGCGCAGAATTAAGATAAGGAGTTATTAAATGGCAAGTATAGCAGACAGGGTGCTTGATAACGGGCTAACGGTTTTGGATACGGAAGCGTCAAGGTTCGATATTACATCACAAGAAGCAACGACATATGCACAAGCAACATCTACATATACGTTAGGTAACACAACCAGTATAAGTATTGGTGCGCCTGCGGATCGAACAGGTGGTGGGCGTAAAGTAACGCTTGCAGCTATTAGTGATGCTTCTGTGACAGGTACAGGCACGGCAACACATTTTGCAATAACAGATGTTTCAAACAGTAGGTTGTTAGTAACAGGCGCGTTGAACGCTTCACAATCGGTTAACAGCGGAAACCAGTTTGACATATCTGCTTTGGATATTGGCATACCAGACCCATCATAGGTGATTAATGGTTAAAGTCGCAGATAGAGTAAAGGTTACAACGACTACGACAGGTACAGGCACAATAACGCTTGGCTCTGCGGTAACTGGTTTTAGGACGTTTGCTAATGGCGGTATAAGCAATGGCGATAGTGTGCGTTACGTTATAGAAAGCGGCAATAGCTATGAAATTGGCACTGGCACATATACGCATTCTGGCACAACTCTAAGCAGAACCTTAACGTCTAGCTCAACTGGTTCTTTATTAAATCTTACTGGAACATCAACGGTATTTATTACACTGGCATCGGCTGACTTTGATGAGCGTGCGGCAGTACCAGTAGCTATGGCGATTGCGTTAGGATAGAATATGGCAAACACGTTTAAACGAAAACTAAGCAGAAATATCGGCACATCTGCAACGGCTATAGGTAGTTACACTGTAGGAGCTTCTACGCAGACAACGGTAATCGGGTTAACTTGTTCTAACAATACAACTACAGCCATAACGGTAGATGTTTCTTTGAATGACGGTTCTAACGATCACTTTATGGTTAAAACGGCTACGGTTCCAAGCGGAGGCTCATTGGTTGTTGTTGGAGGTGATCAAAAGGTTGTTTTAGAAACAAGCGATAGCGTCAAGGTTACATCAAGTGCGGCTAATAGTTGTGATGCGATTATGAGTATATTGGAGATTACCTAGATGGGGAAGTCACACGATATAGCTTCTGGTCAAGTATCTGGTCATGTCATTCAGGTTGTCACAGGAACTATAACTAGCGAAACACAAGTAACTTCAAATACCTTAGTTGATACAGGTCTTTCTGTTAGTATAACTCCAAAATTCAACACAAGTAAAATATTTATTTCTGTAAGTAACATGGGAATTTGTTATGCAACTAATTATGTAAGACATAAGTTACTAAGAGGTAGCACTGTAATTTGTGGTGACTTTGCTTACAATAACAATAACTATTGGATGCCTGTTAATTTTGCCATGAGTATTTTAGACAGCCCAGCAACGACTTCAGCAATTACATATAAAACTCAAGTTGGTGCGTCAACAAATGGTGATCTAAGGTATAATTATGGTGGAGATGGCACTGGATCTAATGCTTCTATAACAGCTATGGAGATAGCCCAATGAGTTCAATATTTAAAGTAGATGTAGGATAAAAATGCCGTATTTAGGACAGTCACTAACTGAGGGAACGCGCAGAGCTTATACGTTCGTAGCGACTTCTGGGCAAACCACCTTCAATGCTGTTTATGGTGTGGGTGCAGTTGACGTATATCAGAATGGAATATTGCTACAGCCATCAGACTATAATTCAAGTTCTGGTTCTTCAGTGGTGCTTGGCGTTGGTGCAGCGGTCAACGATGAAATAACCATTATAGCGCACAACACATTTAGCGTTGCTGATACCGTTAGTTCTTCTCAGGGTGGTACGTTTACGGGCAATGTTTCTATGTCTGGCACACTAGGTGTTACTGGTGCTGTTACTGCTTCCAATGGTTTAACTGTTGATGATGATGGCGCAACGCCTTTAACTGTAGATCGTGCTACTTCATTTGGAAATGTTGTAGATATACAAAAAGATGGCTCAACTGTTGGTGGTATCTCAACATTCTATGGAAACCCAATGTTTGGTAGGAATAGTGGGGCTAGGTTAGCTTTTGACACTAATGTAATTTATTCATCAAATGACGCAGGGTCTACAGCAGATAATGCGTATGCGCTTGGTAGTGCCTCATCACGTTTTACAGACATCTACCTATCAGGCGGTGCTTACCTTGGTGGCACTGGTGCGGCTAATAAGTTAGACGATTATGAAGAAGGAACTTGGACGCCAAGTTTTTCTTTTTCTGGTGGTTCAGTAGGCTATAGTTATCAAGCAGGTCAATACACTAAAATTGGTAGAAAGGTATTTGTTACAGCCAATATGATTTTAAATAGTGCGTCAAATCCAACTGGTGCAGTTCATGTAGTTACATTACCTTTTACTTCGGGAGATGATAGTAATGGTGTTATTGCTGAAGGTTATGTTGCTGGTGTAACTTATAGTCTTGTAAGGAATCTTACAACGCAATCTCCAAACATAAGGGGATATGTTCCCCGAAATAGCACTTATATGCTTCTTACAAACAATCATACAGGCCAAGGTCATGTTGCTTTTAATGCTTCTCTTCTAGGAAGTTCTACACTTCTATATATGTCGGCAACATATTTTGCAGCAGCATAACAAAATACCCTAGTCGGAGGCTAGGTAGTCAGTCCACAGCCATAAAGGAGATAAACAATGGCATTAACAGAAGAAACAGAACAAGATAAGATTGAGATAGTTAAACCATTTAATATGTTACAAATTAGAACCGCAACGATTATCAAAAAAGACGGAGTAGAGATTAGTAGATCATTTCATCGTCATGTTGTAGCCCCAGACGCAGACGTATCAGGTGAAAGTGATGATGTAAAAGCACTAGCCACACAGTTTCATACTGACGCAATTAAAACCGCATACGCTGCACATTTGGCAGCTTCATCACCATCATAGGAGTAAGTTATGCCAGATATTACAATAAGTTTAACAGACACAGAAAATAAGTGTTTAGAATATGCAGCAGCATCCCCACAGGACTGGGCAGACAATGCGTTAACAAACAGAGCCAGAATAGCAAAAGACGAAATCATTGCGGCTTTAGTTACTCATTGCAATGCAAATTCTATAGCACTGGCGACAGGCGAAGATGCACAAGTAGCACAAGCTTTTACATTAGAAGTTGTTAAGACAGCCGCCGCACAAAACGCAGAGGCTTCAACGCCAGAGTAAGGAAGTCAAATGGCTTATATTGGAAGTTCGCCAACGAAGGTAGTTAGCAGACAATCAGCTAACATTTTTACATATACAGCCACGGCTAATCAGACAGCTTTCACTGGCTCTGACGCAAACGGCAATACGCTTGCCTGCACCCCTTCAGACATTATGGTTCATATGAATGGGCTAAGATTAGAAGAGAGCGATTTCACAGCAACCACAACTACGGTTACTCTTGGCTCTGGCGCAGCGGCAGGGGATGAAGTTACAATTACGGCTTTTGTAACTTTTGAAACCGCAGACGCTTACACCAAAAG